TGAATTTTTCAGAGGCATTGAAGCCAAACTCAAGGAGAAGAACAATGGCTGACTGCCCTACCTGTGAATACCACAAACAACGCGCACAGATATGGCGTGATGAAGTCTACAGACTAACGGGACATCCGTTGCCAAGAAAGGAAAATAGCATGACACACGAAGAACAGATTGCCAAGTTGACAGAGATGTTAGAGATACAACAAAAGTTGCATGAGACAGCGATAGATATGCTCAAGCCCGCGATAGAAGCCGAGCGTGCGGCGTGTGCAAAGTTATTAGAAACAACAGACTTAGGTGGACTAAAAGATAACCCAGCAATGCAGAGTTGGGTTGCAGAAATGTTGTTGGCTTACGTAAAAGCAATCAGAGCAAGGGGACAAGCATGACTAGACACATAGGTATATCAGTGCCACACCGCAGAGTAGATGATGACGATGACATCCAAGACTACAAGCGACCTTGGGTTGGGTTGACGGCTGAGGAGCGTAACGCACTATTGCATTTGACGATAACGCACAGCGCGATTGATTATGCTAAAGCGATTGAACAAGCATTAAAGGAGAAAAACACATGACAACAGTATATTGGACACCGATGCCTCTGAACTTCACGCATCACCCCGCAATACCTCCCTCAAACGAGTCATACATCCTGATGGATGACCCTAAACCGCTACTCAAAGAAGTTGTAGACAGACACAAGGGGCGAGAGTTTATAGGATGTCCCGCTACGCAAACGTACCTAAAAAACACATTTGTTATATCCGCGCCTATAAGTGGCACTGCGTCCATAGTACCTACGATAGAAGGCGGTATAACTATGCAGGTGCAAGGGTTTGGTTGGTCACAAGACTTCCACGATAACTTTTGTTATGTGCGTGAGGATGGGACTATGACTTACCCACCTAGATATCTTTTCTACGCACACGAATCCGTAGAGATGGAACTTCTACCGGTGTTCTTGTTGGACTCCCCATCATTAAATAATGCATTAGTCATCCCCGGTTCTTATGACATAGGCCGTTGGGTACGCCCAGTCGATTTCACGTTTATGCAAAAAGACGTTAGCAAACCAACAATCATTAACCGAGGAGACCCTCTGTTTTTTGTGCGGTTCAAACCTAAGAATGATGAAAAGGTTGTTCTTGAACGCGTTGAATGCACAGAAGAACTACTCACGCTAATGCGCGCCTGCACAGGGGTAAAGTTTCGGGTAAAGAACTTATCTTTGCCAGAGTTATACAAGATGAGCAAGTCCTACTTGGATTTATTTTTTAAGGGTAAAAGATGAAGATTGAAGACCACATCGCTATATTTGAAAACGCATTGCCACCTGAAGCATGTACCTATTGCATAGACTATTTTGAGATGACTAAAAAAATAAATAGGACACTTACAAGGAGACAGCTAAATGATGGCACTGCGCTTGAAAAAGATGACGAGACTTTATTTGTTCACAATGGTTGGGATCTTTTTTTAAAAAATGACAGCCCTCACGCTTTAGACTCTATGAAGGTGTTAAGTGAAAAATATGAAGAATATGTCTCTGTCTATGCGAGTCTAAAGGAAGCGCAGTCTCACAGCGTATACGGTTTAAGGGTACAGAAAACTTTGATAGGTGGGGGTTACCACAGGTGGCACTTTGAGAATAGTAGTAGAAACAACTCAAATAGACTGGTTGTGTTCATGTACTACTTGAACGATGTACATGAAGGTGGCGAAACAGAATTTTTATATCAACACAAGAGGTATAAACCTACCAAAGGTACGCTAGTCATGTGGCCTGCGTCATACACGCACACACATCGTGGGAACCCGCCCTTGTCTAACGACAAGTACATTATTACTGGATGGATGGAGTATTGAAATGACTAAACGAGAAACCATAGTAGCCTTTATAAGAGATATGTTGCGACCACGCACACTAAAAGAAATCATTGACATTGAAATGCGTGATGCAACCCTATCAAAGATGCAAGCAGAGAAATCGCTTGAGTATGCAAACAGTGTTGTTGACTACAACCGTCAGCGCATTCGTAGGCTGGAAGAAAAACTGCTAGAACTGGAGAAATAAAATGTTTGCATTTGCACGCTTACTTGTAAATAAAGTTTTGTTGTTTGTTACCAGATTCTTGAAACCTGTCCAACCAATAACAGACGTAGTAGATAAAACAAAAGCTGAACCGCGCATCCCGCGCAAGTACAACAAGGAGAAAGCGCAGAATTTATCAGAACTACTAGACCACCTTGACCACACATTCCAAGCAGTAAAACTGCCAACCATGAACGAGTCTTGGTTGGATAAAGATTCCGTGATTGGGTTAAAGAAACTCGGTGTTCATGTACCTAACCCTTGGCTGATGTATTGGGATAAGAAGACAACGACAGTCGATATAACCAAACCACTACCCGCCATCATGTGCGTGAGCGGTGCATCCAAATACAACGATCAAATCGAAGGCAAGTTATCCCCAAAAATAATGTTTGCAACAAAACAAAAGAAGTTGCCGTGGCATGTGTCCTATCAAGTGGGTGCGCCCTATCAGTTTGGCATGGCGTTTGATATGGAGGGCAAACTCTTTTGGCTGCACATGTATCTCACAGTTAACAGAAAGACAGGCGAGATCAAGTTCTGTGATGAGTTGCGAGTTAACACGCATGTCATACCTATTCGCAATGCCCACGCACGCAAAACAAGTGGGCGTTCTAAAACCTATGTCACAAAAGGTTGGATGCCAGCACAGTTCCTTGAAGACGATGCAAGAACAATAGAGGAAAGCAGAGTAGTGGTTAGAAATTTATTTGCCAACATGCACGAGTGGTGGTCAACCCGTGATAGCCGTTGGAATGTGGTAGTCAAGAAGAACGGCGACCGCGTTACCTTTGGTGTGAACAACGACCAGACAGCACAATTCTTCAAGGATAGAGACAAGAGTATCAAGACAGCAACAGGGCAAACCAAGAAGATCGTGCACTATGTAAAAGAGCACGAAAGAAAGTACATCAACAAAACAACTGTTGTCAAAGAACACATCCGTGGGCTACAAGATTTTGATTGGGCTGGCTACCAGTGCAAAGTGGTGTCTCCCAAACTCGACAGTAAAACATCAGCAACATTCACAACAGGCGCGGACTACATAGACGAGGAAAACACAGAGAAGGTTGTGTACTTAAGTAAGGTAGCCAAACTATTGGCAGACGCAGAAGAAACTAACAGAAAGGAAAAACAATATGCTTGAAACAATCGCGTGGATAGTGTTACTAATGTGCCTTGGTGGGGTGGTGGTAGTGACGGTTGCCGTGGCAATTTTTATGTTGAGTTCGGAGGACTAGATGGACGAACATGAAATGATTTCCGCGATTACCTTGCGCGATTACTTCGCGGCTTATGCTATGCAATCAATGAACAGCAGGCAAGATTACGAAGATACGCCAGCAGATGTTATTGCACTTGACGCATACACACTAGCAGACGCAATGCTAAAAGCGAGAGAGGAATGAAGTGCCCCAAGTGCGAGGGCGACAAGATAGCTATTGTCGAAACGATACAGAACGAAGAGTTCACTTACCGCAGAAGGTATTGCAAACTTTGTTTCTGTAATTTCAAAACCAAAGAAGAAGTATTCGCGGGTGCTTTGCCAAGTAAGAAACGACTGACAGAACCCAAACAAACAGAATACCAAAAAACTTTTACAACCGATAACCTCAACCGATTTTGGAGATAACTATGCAACAGATGGAACTTTTCCCTGAGACTTTAATGGAACAACGATTCAACGGCACGCGTGCTGATGACTTACAAGTAAGTGGCAATCACTACAAAGATATGCCTGTACAACCTTGGGCTGTCATGCAAGCTGTGTTAACCCGTGACGAATTCCTTGGCTTTCTAAAAGGCAACATCATCAAGTACAGCATGCGTGCTGGTCGCAAAAACGGTAGTGACGATGCTGGCAAGGCTAGGCACTACATGCAAAAACTTGATGAGGAATTGGCGTATGGCTCAGACACCTGAAGTCAAGGTCAAGCACGCGGTACGCACCATACTCGATGAGCATGGTGTCTATTACTTCTGCCCGCCCGCCAACGGCTACGGCAGACAAGGCATACCCGACATCATCTGCTGTCTTGATGGGCACTTCATAGCCATCGAGTGCAAAGCGGGTAAGGGTGTAACAACAGTCTTGCAAGAGCGCGAGATTGCCAAGATACGCAAGGCACACGGCACAGCGTGGGTCATCAACGAAACAAACGTAGGCCAGTTGAAAGAATGGCTGATGAAGATAGAGGATTTATATGGAAAGCTTTTCTGATTACACCCAGTTGGTGTTAGCCCGCATGCAAACTAACCCCGAAGAGTTCATGCACTACAGTCCCAGAGGTCGTTGGGAAACTCTTATAGAAGCGTTGCAAGAAGTAGCAAGAGGTGGACGCTATGGTGCGCTTTGGGCTTTGTCTAAAGAAGAGGTTGACGTACTACTAGCAACCTATCGAACCATATATCTTAAAGATATGCATAAACATATGCTAGAGCAAATCGTTTCTGGCGATGCGCTTGAGCCAAGAAAAAACGACAAAAGAAAACTAATAGAAGAATACGAAAAAGGACAAACAGTTAATGACTCACCTAATTACAATAGATTTTGAAACTTACTACGACCAAGACTACAGCCTTAGCAAGATAAGCACTGAAGAGTATGTGCGGGCTGGTTTGTTTCAGACGATTGGTTTTGCTTACAAGATAGATGACGCACCACCCAAGTGGGTATCAGGTAGCGAACTGCTAGTAGCGGCGGCACTTGACCAACTGCCTTGGGCGGACTCGCTTGTACTGGCACACAACACCATGTTCGATGGGTCTATCCTGTCTTGGCGGTATGGCATCAAACCTATGGGCTGGCTCGATACACAGTCGATGGCGCGTGCTTTGCATGGCGTAGAACAAAGCGTATCTCTCAAGAACATTGCCGTTCAATATGGCGTGGGGCATAAGGGTACTGAGGTGGACGATGCCAAAGGCAAACGCTTGGTACAGTTCACCGCGCCCGAACTTGCCCAGTATGGCGAGTACTGCAAGAACGATGTGCAGTTAACCTACGACATCTTTAACAAAATGATGGGCAAGTTTCCCAAGTCAGAACTAAAGCTGATTGACCTGACTCTACGCATGTTCATCGACCCAGTACTGCGCCTCGATAGCGTGCTGTTAGAGCAACACCTTGCTGAGACTGTCGGGCAAAAGACCAACCACTTGGTCAACGCACTGCAAGCTGTAGGCCACAAAGACTTAGCCGTCAAACACATACTGGGTGACGAAGAGGTAAAGGCAGGTGTACGCAAAACGTTAATGAGCAACCCCAAGTTTGCCAAGATGCTTGAGTCTATAGGCGTATCGCCCCCATTAAAGATAAGCATGACCACAGGCAAAGAGACGTTTGCATTTGCCAAGACAGATGCTGCCCTACAAGATTTGCTAGAGCATGAAGACAAACGGGTGCAAGCGTTGGTCGCGGCTAGGCTGGGTACAAAGTCAACGATTGAAGAGACTCGCACCCAACGATTCATCGACATCGCCAAGCGAGGGTTATTCCCAGTACCGTTGAAGTACTACGCCGCACACACAGGGCGGTGGGGTGGTACGGACTCTGTGAACCTACAGAACTTACCCCGCCAAAAGCAAGACGAACCACCACCCAAACTCAAGCAAGCCATCCTTGCCCCAGAGGGCTATGTGTTTATCGATGCTGACTCATCACAAATTGAAGCCCGCACATTGGCGTGGGAATCCGAGCAAGACGATTTAGTGGGGGCATTTGCAAATGGCGAGGACGTATACAAAATCATGGCATCTGTTATCTACAACCAGTCGGTTGATAAGATTAGCAAAGACGAACGGTTCGTCGGTAAGACAACGATTCTCGGCGCGGGGTACGGCATGGGTGGCCCGAAGTTTCAACTACAACTCAAAACACTTGGCACGGAGATTGAAGATGATGAGGCGAAACGTATTATTGATACTTACCGCCAGACGTACCCCAAGATACCGCAACTCTGGCGTGAATCCCAAGAAGCCCTGAGATGTATGGCGCGTGGGCAGACCATGAACTTGGGTCGCAACGGCTTGCTAACTGTAGACGCTGGTCCGAGTGGTGGGCGCATCCGCTTACCCAACGGGTTGTATGTGTTCTATAGCGGGCTAGTCGAGGTTGTGGATGGCGAGGGTAAACGCCAATTCCAGTACACCACCCGCAAGGGCATCAATAAAATTTATGGTGGAAAGGTTGTAGAAAACTTCACACAGGCAATCGCTCGGTGTATCATTGGTGAACAAATGTTACGAATTGCCAAGCGGTACAAGGTTGTACTTACAGTACACGATGCTATCGGTATTGTTGCGCGGCAAGAAGAAGCAGATGAGGCACGAGCCTATGTGGAATCCTGCATGCGTTGGACACCATCATGGGCTGAAGGGTTACCAGTCAACTGCGAAAGCGGGATGGGGATGTCATACGGTGATTGCTAATAAGATTCCAGCATGGTCGTTTTCTAGTCTGAAAACTTTTTCAACTTGTCCAAAGAAGTATTACCACACCAAGGTAATTAAGGATGTGAAAGAGCCAGAGGGCGAAGCCGCCATGTATGGCAAGGAAGCACACACAGCCGCTGAGTTATATATTCGTGACGATGTACCCATACCCCCGAAGTTTGACTTCATGCAAGAACCGCTTGAGTCGTTGAAGCGTATCTCTGGCACCAAGTATTGCGAAATCAAAATGGCTTTGACCGAAGCGTTAGAGCCGTGCGACTTCTTCTCACCCGACTGCTGGTTTCGTGGCGTAGCCGACTTGCTCATCGTGGACGAAGAGAAGGGCGAAGCGCGGGTCGTGGACTACAAACTTGGCAAGAGCCGTTACGCTGACGTTGGTCAGTTGGAACTCATGGCGTTGGCTGTGTTCAAGATGTTTCCCAAGGTGACTAAGGTCAAGGGCGGGTTGTTATTTCTGACTGAGGGCAAGTTCGTGCCGTCCGTTTACGAAGCCCAACAACAGCACCGCTACTGGGGCAACTGGATGCCTACCATCACCATGCTAGAAGGCGCATATAGTTCGGGCGTTTGGAATGCAAAGCCCAATGGTTTGTGCAAGAATTACTGTTGGGTGAGCGAGTGCGCTCACTGTGGAAGGAAATAAATGCCCTACGTAAATAAGCCCCGCCCCTACAAAAAAGAATACACACAGCAAGTTGAGAGGGGCGAAGCCCCTGCAAGACGCAAGCGTGAGAACGCCCGTGACTTGTACGACCGCGAAGGTATAAACCGCAAGGGTAAAGACATTGACCACAAGGTGCCACTTAGTAAAGGTGGTAGCGCAGGCAAGGGCAACTTGCAGTTGAAGTCGGCATCCGCCAATCGTTCGTTCAGTCGCAACAGCGACCATACTGTGAAGGTGAACAAACCCAAGAAAAAATAATTCGTAGTCTGTAAGGTGAGAGTGAGACTACGGGGGCGCTTTGTTAAAGTTTGATACCCTTTTAACCCCACCAGCTAAAGCCTATTCCCCTTTCTATCGGTATTCCGAGTAGGTGATTTAGTCGATTGGTACCCGTAAGGTACCACCCAAACTTCAAACGACATTCGCGTTTGGAGCGATTTGCTATTGGAGAAGACATGGAAATCATTGAAGGTAAAGCATTAAAACTAAAACTACGTAACCCGCACAAGGTGCTAAACGTAATCCCGAAGAGCGCATTGCTAGAAGAAGGTGACGTTAGTACAGTCATGGTGCATTGGGGTTTGGAAGAAGCACAGGTACTTAAAAACTTACGTATCAAAAACGTGCCATCGCCCATCGTGGCTAAGTACAGTTGGCCGGGAATTTACCAGCCGTTCACTCATCAGAAACAAACATCAGCCTTCTTTACTCTGCACCGCAGAGCGTTCTGCTTTAACGAGCCGGGCACAGGCAAGACGCTATCTGTTACATGGGCATGCGACTACTTGATGAACACCAAGCACATCAAGCGCGTGCTAGTTATCTGCCCACTATCTATCATGCAAGCCGCATGGCAGAACGACATCTTCAAAGGGGCTATGCACCGCAGGGTAGGCATCGCCTACGGCAGTAAAGAAAAGCGTGCGCAAATCATTAACTCAGATGCTGAGTTCGTCATCATTAACTTCGATGGTGTAGCTGTGGTTGAAGATGTCATAGCAAACGCAGGCTTTGACATGATTGTGATTGACGAAGCCAACGCATATAAGACAGCAACCACAACCCGATGGAAGGTACTCAACCGCATACTTAAACCAAACATGTGGCTGTGGATGTTGACGGGTACGCCCGCTTCGCAGTCGCCCCTTGATGCATACGGTCTAGCCAAACTACTCAACCCATCTGCAACACCACGCAGTTTTACTATGTATCGCGACCAAGTGATGCACAAGATTACTCAGTTCAAGTGGGTGCCCAAGGTAGACGCAGAGCAAGTGGTTAACTCACTACTGCAACCCGCTATACGCTTTACCAAAGACCAATGCCTTGACTTGCCAGACATGCTGTACACCGAGCGAGAAGTACCGCTTACCCCACAACAGCTTAAGTACTACAACAAGTTACGCAAGGTCATGGCGGTGCAAGCGGCAGGCGAAGAAATCACGGCAGTCAACGCGGCGGCTAAGTTAAATAAGTTGCTACAAATATCTTGCGGTGCTGTGTACACAGACAACGATGAAGTCGTGTCGTTCGATGCTAGCAATCGCATCGAGGTGTTGAAAGAAGTAATCGATGAGTCCACTAACAAGGTACTTGTGTTTGTGCCGTTCAGACATTCGATTGAACTTTTGTATGACAACCTACGCAAAGATAACTACACAGTAGAAGTTATCCACGGTGGTGTACCCGCAGGCAGGCGCACCGACATCTTCAAACGATTCCAAGAAGACGCTGACCCACGGGTGCTTGTCATACAGCCCCAAGCAGCATCACACGGTGTCACCTTGCACGCCGCGAATACCGTAGTGTGGTGGTCGCCTATCACTTCCTACGAAACATACGCCCAAGCAAATGCCCGCGTGCATAGGGCGGGGCAGACAAATAAATGTTTAGTTGTAAAACTAATGGGTAGTCCAGTAGAAGCTAAGTTGTACAAAGCCCTTGATAGTAAAGAGCAAGCACAATTTAATTTAATGGAACTTTATAAAGATGAATTAGAAAGGACTTGACAAAGTAAAGTTGTGATGTATGATTAACCAAAAAACAGCGAAAGGAAAGACATGGATATAACAGCAGACAGACTTGTAAAGGTCTACATAAAAATGCGCGATAAGCGTGCCGAAATCAAGGCCGCATATGAAGCGCAAGACAACGCAATAAAAGAACAGATGGAGATGGTTGAATCTAACCTTCTTGAAATCTGCAAGACGACTGGTGCTGAAAGCATCAAGACCTCGCACGGCACAGCCATTCGTTCAATGAGTACCCGCTATTGGACAGGTGACTGGGGCGCTATGCATAAGTTCATTCGTGACCACGATGCACTTGACCTTGTTGAGAGACGCATATCGCAACTCAGCATGAAAAACTTCCTACGTGAAAACCCAGACCTCTTACCATCAGGTCTGAACGTAGATAACAAATACACAGTTACTGTAAGGAGAGCTTAATTGGAAACTGCACTTACGTTGGCGCAGGTGGCAAAGCTATTGCAAGTCGCCCCGTCAACCATCCACGCTTTGATTCGGGAGAAAGACCCAGTCAAGCGTATCCCGTATGTTCGCGTTGGCAAGAGTTATCGATTCTTTGCTAGCGAACTTTCTCGCCACTTCAACATGAACATTGACATCATTAAGGAACAAACAAATGTCTGAACTCACTCTGTTTTCTCAAGGCGGTAACGCCCTCCCAGCCCACTTCCAAAACTTGGAACTCGATGCAACAACTAAAGCCCTGATGGGTGGCGGTGGTAGCGGTAAGCGTGTGTCTATCCGTGGCGGTGTATTCCGCATGATTGTTGGTGGTAAAGAAGTTGCACAAAATGACGACCGCGCCATGAACGTAGTTGTGGTTCGCTCTGCTGAGAAGACCTCACGCAGTTACTACTCTGGCACTTACACAGAAGGTCAGAACTCTGCGCCTGTGTGTTGGTCTAACGATGGTGTTGCACCTGACAAGTCTGCAAAGAACCCACAGGCTACTAACTGCCAGAACTGCCAACAGAACATCAAGGGTTCTGGTCAAGGCGACAGTCGTGCTTGCCGCTTCAGCCACCGCATTGCGTTGGTATTGGAGAACAACATCGATGGTGATGTGTACCAACTCACCTTGCCAGCCCAGTCAATCTTTGGCACAGGCGACAACGGCAAGATGCCACTACAGCAGTACGCCAAGTTCTTGGGTGGACATGGTATCCCTGTGACTGCGGTTGTGACAGAGATGCGCTTCGATACAGCAAGCGCCACACCGAAGTTGACGTTCAAGGCTGTGCGCCCATTGAGCGTTGAAGAGATGGCTACTGCCAAGACCCAAGGCCAAACGCCTGATGCGTTGAACGCAGTTGTTATGACTGTTGCTCAAGTCGATGGCACTGACGAGTCCAAGCCAGCGTTGCCTGCGACCTTCGCTAAACCCACACCTGCTGTTGCAGAGCCTGTGAAAGAGCCAACGAAAGTTGCTACTAAGAAAGTTGAGACAAAGAGCGTAGCGAATGTTCTCGACGAATGGGCTGATGACGACGGCACTGCGTAAATTTATGGGGGCTTCGGCCCCCAATCACAAGGAATCATATGATTGGCTATTCACTATCAACAGTTCATAAGAACAAGCAAGCGGACATAAAGCAGACAGGCGTGCGTATCGGGCGCAAATGCATCAAACTTGGTATCCCAGTATCAGTGATTGCAAAAGTAGCAGGGGTAAGTACGGTGGCGGTGTACGGTTGGTTTGCGGGAGACTTCAACCCCAAACAAAAAATTGCTGACAAGGTGTTTGCGTACCTTGAAAAGCAGTAACCTATACATCCTCCAAAAGTCGAGCTTTCATTGGCTCAAGATAAACACCCCCTGCGAAAACCCAAGCCATGACAAAAACAGAATTTCTAACCGCAGTGCTTGCCGATACAGGCACATACTGCGCAGTTGGAATAATGCAAGGCAAGATTCGCACACGGTTTACAAATGACATTCCCACACTCGTTACAGAGATTGAAACTATCCACGGTGCTGGCGCAGACGCGTATTTTGCGATGTCTTCGTTCGACCCTGCAATCAACCCACCCCGTAGGTTGGCGGCGAACGTATCAGTCATCAAGTCGTTCTGGCTTGACCTAGATTGCGGACCCACAAAAGCCTACCCTACGCGGGTCGATGCGATAGCGGCACTCGGTCAGTTCTGTGCTGACCTTAATCTCCCACAACCCATCTGCATTAACTCTGGCAACGGACTACATGCGTACTGGGTGCTAGACGAAGCAATAAAGAAAGACATTTGGATTCCCGTAGCGAAGCGCCTAAAAGAAGTTTGCATAGAAAAGCAACTACACGCTGACCCGTCATGCACCACAGATGCCGCCCGCATCTTGCGCGTGCCAGACACTACACACTTTAAAGACCCAACCAATCCGTTACCTGTCGAATACATCGCTGGTGATGGCAAGATTGATTTGATAGAGTTTGCAAAAGCCTTGGGTGCGACAACCGCCCAAGCCCCAGACAGCCTACCCTTTGAAGTGCCAGAACACCTTAAAGCTGAAGGGCTAGACGAGACTAGCAAGAGCCTGATTGGTAAGAACAATACCTTTCGCTTTCAGAAAATCATTGCCCTCAAAGCAGAGGGTTGCCCGCAACTCAACCGCATACTGGAAGACCAAACCAACATAGACGAACCCTTGTGGCGTGCGGGCTTATCGGTTGCACAGCATTGCATTGACCGCGACTCCGCCATCCACGACATCTCCAACATGCACCCCGCATACGATAGGGGGCAAACAGAATACAAGGCGAGTCTGACCAAGGGTCCATACACATGCGGTATGTTTGATACCCTACACCCCAACACTTGCGGGTCATGCAAGCACAAAGGTAAGTTTGGTTCGCCCATCGTGTTGGGAAAAGAAATTGAAGCAGCAACAGAAGCAGATAATAAAGTAGAACAAGTTAACGCAGAGACAAAAGAAAAGCGGGTGTACGACATACCCGCGTACCCCTTTCCCTTTTTTCGTGGCAAGTATGGTGGCATCTACCGCAAAGCAGATGCAGGCCAAGAAGACGGGCAAGACAAGTTAGTCTATGAGAACGATTTTTATGTGGTCAAGCGAATGTTTGACCCAGCTTTAGGGGAAGTGTTGTGGATGCGGTTGCATCTGCCAAAAGATGGAGTGAGGGAGTTTTCGATACCGCTTACAGCGGCACTCGCCAAAGACCGATTTCGCGATGCGATTGGGGAACATGGTGTAGTAGCCCTTGATAAAGGCGTAAATGAACTCATGTTTTATGTATCACGTTGGGTAAAGGAGTTACAAAATATGGAACAAGCAGAAAAAGTTAGAACACAATTTGGCTGGACAGACGAGAACACATTTGTTCTTGGCGATAGAGAAATCACACCGACAGGTGTTAAGTACAGCCCACCCTCAACTGCCATCTTGCAGACCTGCGGTTTGCTGGGTAAGAAGGGTGACTTGGCAGAGTGGAAGTCAGTCGTTAATTTCTACGACAACCCCGGCATGGAAGCACAAGCGTTTGCTTTTCTATTGGGCTTTGGCACACCGTTGCTGAAGTTCACACAAGTGCGGGGCGGTATCGTTAACTTACTGAGTGGCAGTTCTGGTACAGGCAAGTCGACTGTGCAGATGGCAATCAACAGTATCTGGGGTGAGCCGTTTGACTTACTTCTACAAAATGACGATACATACAACTCAAAGATTTTTCGCTTTGGGGTGATGAACAACTTGCCTGTGACGATTGACGAAATCACAAACATGCGCGAAGACATCGTTTCGCAGTTGGCTTACGCTACAACCCAAGGGCGTGGCAAGAATCGCATGGAGTCACAAGTCAACGCAGAACGTATCAACAACACAATGTGGCGACTGATAGCAATCACATCATCTAACGCCAGCCTGTACGACAAGCTGTATAGCCTAAAGGAATTTCCAGAGGGTGAGTTGATGCGTATCATTGAGTTGAAGATTGAGCGCGATGCCAATTTCTCTAAGGAATTTACTGACGCTTTGTTTGCCAAGTTGCACAAGAACTTTGGTCTGGCTGGTGAAATCTACATGAAGTATCTTGTAGAGAATCGCGCTGAAGCATTGGAAGTTCTGCATGATGTACAACTTAAACTGGATGCGGCGGCTGGCTTGGGTCAGCGTGAACGCTTCTGGTCTAGCCTTGGTGCTGTTGCCATCACAGGCGGGTTTATCGCCCAGCGTTTGGGCTTGATTGATATTGACGTTAAGCGCATCTTCAAGTGGCTCATAGCGTTCTTGCGTAAGGGTAGTACCGACATCAAGGCTATCCCAATAGACGGCATCTCTGCAATCGGTTCGTTTATCAATTCCAACATTCGTAGCATCTTGGTCGGTCACGACAAGGTTGCAGACAACGGGCTACCCAAAGCGCCGTTGATGACCCCGATGAATGCGTTGATGATTCGATACGATATGGATACAAAGTGTTTGTACTTCGTACAACGTGCGTTTAAAGACTGGTGTTCAAAGAACCAAGTTAGTTACCACGAAACATTAAATGCACTAAAGAATGATGGCGTACGCGTAGAGGTTGTGAAGAAACGTATGGCAAAAGGTCTAATGGTTGCAGCACCACCTGTAAACGCTATCCTGATAGACGACTCACTTAGCAGTGTATTTGATGTAGATTCAATCATCGCTAAGACTACTGATGACGACGCACTCAAAGTCGCTTGAGATTGAAGGCGTACAAGTAAACATAGAGTGGGGCAAGTTCATAACAGGCTCGTCCTTCTTTGTGCCTTGCCTAGACAACCGTGCTGTAGTTACTCACATCATCGTTGTAGCAAGAACTTTCGATATGAAAGTGCAGTGCAGGGCGCGTATAGAAAATGGCATGTGGGGTGTACGCGCATGGAGAGTTGCGTGATAACATTTGCCCGCAGCAAGCAGTTGCTGTTGTCTCTCCTTAACTGGATTACCCCCGACTAATCATCGGGGGTTTTTTTATTGCAGTAAATCCATATCGCGCATTTGCTTTTCAATGCCGCGCACATAACTGAGAGAGTCGTTTTCATAACCCCGCAGTTCGTCAATAAGTCTACGGCGCTCTGCGCTATCTATACCAAGTTGGGCTTCGGTGCCTTGCTCAACGAACATACGCACACTACGTGTTTCACTGAGGTCTTTTAAACTCTTGTTAATTAGCGGCGCCATAGCAATAAGCGATTGGTTCTCTTCTAAAAACTTCTGCGCCTTTTCTGGGTTGTATTTCAGAAGGTCTTTGAACGTAGAGTCCGCTTGCGACACACGTTCACGCAAGTCATAGAACTCAGTCTTAGCCCGCCCACCAACTGTGTCGTAAGTAAAGATACTGGCAAACGGTAGTTGGGAAATTGGACGGTCAGGGCGCGTTGGGTTAAGCATAGCGTCTGTTATCAACAGCGTAGTTGACCCAGCCATACCAAACATACCTTTAATCGTGTTATCTATTTTAATTGGCGATATATTAGTTGCCTCACCTAGACTTTTTGCTAGTTCAGATGTACCAGATTCATAACGGTAGCCCGGTAATTTTTTTCGTTGGTCAGCAGATTCCAACTCGCGTTGCAAAAAGACTGAGTAGTTAGCTGCATTTTCAATAATTGGACGGATATACGACGGTATCGCGGTGGGTGTTGAGTACGCGGAGTAACCCGCTTTCATAACCCCAGACAACGCAGCCATTACGCTTTGCTCTTCTGGCGTACCACTACGGTTGAAGTACTCAACAATACGTTCTGGAATAACTTTAAATATAAACCCTAATTCTTTTGGGCATGGTAATTTAAAGCCGTTGGGTCCCAACCAATTGTTATCGCGCTTATCGTCCGTAGCATTTTTGTAACCTTCGTCATCACTCATTGCTATTGCGTAAGCAAAACCCATCGCAGTCATCATAGCAACGCGACCCATAAATAAGCGCCGTGCCGCGCCACGTTCTATGGAAGACGATGAGTCAATACCAGATGCGCTACGGTACAGCACATCCATACCTTGCGCGTAAGCGTTAAAGAACGGGATGACACGAGTCAGCACCCGCATTGAATCGCTAGAACCACGGCGTTGGAAGTTAATCAATTCGCGTGCGCGGGTTTGCGCTAACACTTTGTCACCTTCTGGGTATTGCGTGGATTTGGTATCTTGTATAGTTTCTTCGTACACAGCCATACGAGCGGCAAGATCAGATGCTTTTGTAAAGCTTTCTAATATATTAAAAATTGAGCCAGCCATATTGCGCTTTTTAGCGCCAATGTCTTTTTCAATTGAAGTAGGGTCATAAATATTTAAATCGTAATCCCCTATGACACCCAATTGTTCAAGTACTTTAGCGACTGGGGATTTACGCCCTGTCACTTCACCAAAGAACGCACGGGGTAAGTTGTACAAAGTTTTCATTGCCACAACTAGCGGGCGCTGTACACCAGAGTAAAACGCAGCGCGGGTTGCATCTTCCACAACCTGCTTTATGGCGAATGGCGGCATTGCAGTTACGCTGACCCGTAAAATTTTAGATGTAGCGGCTAAACTATTTACTAAAAAATTATTCATCTCAGGCGCTTGTTTAAACGCCAGTAAGTCGTACTCGTTCTGAACTTCGTAGAACACGGGTTTGCCGTTTTCGTACAGGCGAACTACTAATTCTTTGTTTTTGGCGGCATTGATTGTTGGATGCTTCTCCGCAAACCCTGCCAACTGCATTTCATTTAACAGTTTGGTAGAGGCGTTGTGGCGCATGGATTCTTCGACCATCCAGCCAAGCGTACCCATATAAGAGTCAACAACATTTTTAACACGGCGGTCAAGTGAACCTTTAATCTTTGGTGTCTTGGTCATTACACCAAGCCCCTTGCCGCGTGGTAACGGGTCAACACCAAGGTCTTCAAATACACGGTCAAACGGCACGTAGGCAGAGTTATCTTTCCAATCATCAGCCGTCTCTTTGGAGATACGACCTGACTGCGCCAATAAATCAACCACATGCATACGGGTTTTATTAAACGTAGTTTGTATTTCTTTTATTGCAGGAGTTTTTTGATACACCGCTTCTAGCGAAGCAATGTCAGCCGCAGTCAGGTGCAAATCAATTTTCTTCTTGCGTTCAGCGTCGGCTTCTTTGTTCTTACCTTGCTGTTCTAACAAAACGGCAGATACTTCTAATGGCTTGTTATGGTTTTCTTGGATGTCGTAAGCGCGGTGACCTTCTAGCACGCTAGATATATATGTTTTGGCTTCGTCATAACTAATACCAGCGTTTTGACCAAATGTTTGTATATTTTTTAATGCTTGTGCAACTGAGGCTTGCTGTTTAAAAGTTTCTACCAAACCTTCTTTGTTAATCTTAATCCCACCGTCGGACACAAAACTCATAAACACTTTGCCGTGGTCTTCAGCCTGACGCGCTAGAACTAGGGGATTTAAATTACCAAAGAAATCCCGCACACCCATAGAAAACTTGTTTGTTAATTTAGCTTCCACCGATGCTAGTTTGTCTACAAGATTGTGACGGAAAGCGGTAAGTAGTCCAGAATTTTCTGCGGCGCGATTCATCCCCTTTAAACTGTCGTTTAGCAAACCACCCACCGCAGGGGCGGCGGCAGGGCCATAACTATTCGCAATACGATTTACTTCGGCATAGTCTTGTGGGGTATACCCTTCCGCCCTAGAGAAACGTATGTCAGGGTTGTTTATATCAAACGCACCTGTGTTACCTGTAGCAGACTTAATTTGGTTGGCTGAGAACGCAACTACTTCTGTCAGTTTGCCATCGCGGTACTGCATCAGCCCGTCATAGCCTTGGGCCTGCGCTCTGGTCATCACTTGTTTGCCGATGTACCCTTTTTCTTCGTAGGCTTTCTCAACCATTGCTTCCGCTTTTTCGCGGGTCAACCCAAGTTGGGTTAGCGCGTCAACCATCGGGTCACCTTTGGCACTAAGTACCAGCGGTTTCTTTATAGAGGCATATAGCGGCATTACGTTCTGCCCGCCTTGCTCATCTAGGGCGGCGTCACTACGCGCTAGGTTTGAAGTATCTGCATATGTGCCAGCAAACTCTGGGTTGGGGGTAAGGTAAATGCCTGCGCCCAACGCCCCATCTGGAGACATTTTGAATTTTGATACATCTTGGGTAGTGCCGTGGTAAACCCTAATAGGGTTACCTTCTTCGTCTACAACTTTGCTATCACCAAACCATTTGCGGAATGCATCTGTAAAGGTATTTGTGCGGGACGCAAGGTCAGCCGTACCTTCTTTGACTCCAGTAAACGATTCTCTTGTAAACGCGGCGTTTGCCAGTAAGCCAATCTGTTCTGGTGTGAACGCATCCACGCCAAGGTTGGTGCCAAACACACGATTGATAGTTGCTTGGATAGCGGCTTTGATTTGATTCCACAAAGCGCGGGCTGGACCAAGAGTTTGTAGTTCACCTTTCGCTTGCGCTTTGGCAAGTTCTTCGATGAAGTACGCAACTGACTCATCACCAATAACTTCATCACCACGCACAATATCTTCTTGCTGGATGCGTGACAACGCACGCTGTGCAAGTGCGCGGGCTGGGCTAGCTTCTTTGCTTTTAGCCATCGCTTGGATGCGCTTAATGACGTTGTTGTATTGCTGTACACCCAGTAAATTCTTCAGTCCTAAGTGAGCGCCTACTTCATGTAGAGCAACCGCCATTGCGTCACCCGATGGGATGCCGTCAGCGTATAGCGTGATTGTCTTGCCATCAAAATAGCCACCAATCTTTTCTCCATTAGGATGTTTTTCTTCAAGTTTGACTTTGCCAGACTGCACCATACGGCGCAAAGCATTTGCAAGGATACCCTTACCTTTTGTAATTTCGTCAGTCAACTCTTGTACGGTTTGACCTTGCACGACTTCTTGCCTAGAGAATCTTTCTTCTGGCTTGCCATACAGTGTGCGGTCAACTCCAGCCTGTACATTGCCAGCGCCTGATGTAGTCTTAGTAACTTTCTCAGTTACAGGCTCAACTGATTGGCGTAAGAGTTTGTCTTCGCGTACTGTGTTCTTGGCTATGTCACCACTAATAAAGTCTTTTACCCGTGCTTGGTTGTCAGGCACGATGAACATCTTTGCGCCGTTCATTTGGTTTTCGTGCTTCTCAAGCATCTGCTTGAACGTAGCAGTGGGCACATTGATACAGCCAAACGAATAGCGAGAGTCCGCCGCTGAGTCGTTGTTAAGCGCTTTCAGTCGTTGCGGTGCATCGGCTTCTTTTGTCCAGACCGAGTGCATGATGGTGATAAACGCTTCGGTGTCATTGATACCAAACACCTTGCCAAAGTCGTACTCACCAGCAGTCTTACCACCAACGCGTTGCTCAATAGTAAACAGGCCAGCAGGTGTGACGCGGTTTGCAACAATATCGTTATTGCCTTTATACAAGTCCCCCACGCCAATCCCTTGCAAGGTCTTGGACTGCATCAACAACTGCCCATCAGGGGTGAACAAGAATGTCCGTGCCGAGGGTTTGTCGTGTATTAAGAATAGTTTGTCGCGTGTTTGTAAGTCTGCTTTGATAGCAGGCAGTATTGTTTCGTATGCAGTCTTGGCGGCAGGCGACATCAGCTTCGCGGCTTCTGCGGGTATGGTGGCTTTGACCGCTTGCTCTACTGTGTAGGTAGCAGGGCTAGAGATAATCGCCGCTTCTGGCAAACTCATAAACGCTGGGTTGATAACCAAAGCCACAGACAGCATGCCAGACATGGCCTTGCGAACGTACTTGTGGATTGCCTTAGAGACGGAATCAATACCGTCAGTAATAGCCTTGATGGTGTCGTCAACAAACGATGTCTCAGCAACCTTATTGAACTTGGGTTGCTTGTAGTGCTTTGCCAGCACCATCTTGTCAGCACCCGTCAGGGTCTTAACAGCGGCAACAGTAGCCTCTGCACGTACATCTTTCTCTGCTGTTGACTCTTCTTCTACAGCTTCTTGTATAGGCTTAGACTTAACCTTGATGGACTTCTTGCTTTCGCGGTCTGCCGCCTTTGCATCTACCAAATCTTGCGCGGCTTCTTGCGGGCTACGTGTAGTGCCTTTTTCAATTTCTTGTGCCAGACCTTGGTAGTTCTTTTTGTCCCACGGGTCAAACTTAACTTCTTCTACGGCAGGGGCTTCTTCCTCTTCAACAGGCGCGGCTTTCTTGCCTTTACCTTTTTCAGCAACGTCTGGCTGTACCAACTGGTCAAACATACCCATCTGCTTCTTAGGTTCGGCAGGGGGTGCTGGTGGCTCCTCTGGGGGTTTAGCGGTTTCTTCTTGCCCTATTGTTCCTATGTCAGTCAGGTTTTGGAGCAGTTGTTCGTCAGTAACTACACCCTGCGCCCCAAGGTTTACCGCAGCAAATTTTTCGTCATCTACTTTGACTGTTGTATCAACAACTTTCCCCAAGGCATCGCGAACGATAGTTACCGTTGCGGGTTTACCTTCGTAGGTTGTTTTATGTTTGGTTTTAGTTTCTTCTACTGGAGCGGACTGTTCAGCTTCTCTGACAACAGGCTGTCTAGCATCCGGCTTAAGAGGAACCATTCCATTTCGTTTAGCTGTGAGAGTTCGTCTGGCGGGCTTTCCTTCACCGGTTTGGTCAGGTACTTGAACGCCGTTTCTATCTGTGGGTGGCTGAGTTTGTCTAGCATTTGTCTCTCCTTTTACTGCTTCGAATTCTGGTCGTGCAAGGTATGCATCTATCTTTTCTTGTATGGGTGCGCTACGACCTTGGCGGTAGGCTTCGAGGATTGACTTAACTTCAGCGGCTTGTGCAGGGTCAGCAATATCTTTACCCATGATGCCGTGGTCAGGCTTACGGATGATTGCCGTGCGACCAATACCCAAAGCACCCAGCACATCAGGTGTGACGGTGGTTGGCACAGTTGTAGGCGTGAGGGGTTCTGGCTTCTGCACCAGCGTAGGCTCGGTAACTGGCTGCTCGGTTACTTTTGGCTCAACGCGTGGCGCAAGCGTCATCTGCCCAGCGGCTTCTTGTTCTTTGCGTAGGGCTGTGGCTTCTTTGGCTAGTGCCGCCTCACCACGTTGCATGCCCCGTGCCGCATCTTCTGCGGTCTTAAATGTGGGGAAACGCTTAGTAGGCTCCGCTACGGGTGCCTCTGGTGTAATGATGTTTCCTTGCAAGTCACGCTGTGGTGGCAACTCTTGCCCCGGCTCAAGCATCGCTTCGCGCATCTCCATCTGTGGGGGTGCGGCTTCAAATGCGGCGGCAGACTTCTTTGCTGGAAAGCCAGCTTGTTTAGCCAAGCGTTCTTGGTCGTCTTGGATGCGCTTTAACTCGCGGGGTACACGGGTATCTTCTTCAACAATCTGTTGCATCCGTGCTTGGATTTGCCCACGGCGTGCTTTGGCTTCTTTGGTTTGCGAACCACTAATTGCATCTAACTCTTTGCTCAGTTCAACGTAGTTGTCTGTACGTTGCATCACATCTGCATAGTCGGTTGGGAACGCCGCCTTTAAGTCGGCTTCGCGTTGCGTGCGTGCCTCTGCATTGAGGCGGTCCATCTCAGCAAGGCGGTCTTTTTGTGCAAGGGCTTCTACTTTAGCGGCTTTTCGCTCTTCAGCATTAAGTAACTTCTCACCAGCACGGGCTTCGCGCCCTTGCTTAACGCCCATCTGCTCTTGCGCTACTTGAAGTCGTTTGGCTTGTTGTTCTGCTTCGGTTGTTGTAGCCTGACCAGCGGGTGTAGAACTTCCTTGTCCAGCACGGCGACCCAATGCCATATCTGTAAGAACTTGAATCAAGGCACCCGTTGCTGTGCCGTAGGCGGCAGATTCACCTACTTGCTCAATGATGGCTTGGTCAGGTTTGTAAACGCCTTTGGCAATTAAATTTTGCGCTATTTGTGCGGCGGCTTCTTGCAAACCTTCTGCACCGCCTGTAGCGGCGGCGCGGGTAAGCGTACCCATGATGCCTTTTTTAATTGGGCTGGCTAAGTTATCTATAAAGCGGAACACAGGTAACATTTCTGTTACACCTACTACAGCACCAAGAGCAGTAGCCCCCGCACGCTGTCCACCTGTCGCGCCTTCTTGCTCCGCACGGGTACGGGCTTCGCCTGCGCCAGCACCTACACCCAAACCTGTAGCACCAATACGTCCCGCCAACCCTGCGGGGCCAAGCGCAAAGAAAGGCAAAGTAGAGCCGCCCGATTCACCTAATTTACGGGGGATTGTTTCTTCGTAACCTCTAGCGGCTTCAAACGGTTTCTTAGCGGCGGCGGCAGTTTCAGAGATGGTCTTGCGTGCAGACTTCTCCATATCCTCTGGTAACAATGCGGACGCACCAGTAGCCGCACTTTCAAGAAGATTAACTGCCCCATAGGGGATACCTTTGAAAAATTCTTTTGTTTGCCCACCAAAGGTAGTAGGTGGTGGCCCACTTAATTGCTTAATGATGTCAGCGGGGGCATACCCCGCTTGCAACGCCGCCGCAGTATTAAATTTATTTTGTTGCCCTAAGAACTCTGCAATTTGTAGTTCTGTGTATCCGGCTTTTAGTGCTGCTTCAGCGTTGAATGTTGCCATATCATTTTGAGGTATAGAACTGATTTGCTACAGAACTTAAAGGCGGTAAGTTTGGATTTCCAGCACCGGGGGCGGGGGGTGGTGGCATTGTAAAGTCTATACCTGCCATTCCAGCTATTTCGTTGGTAACTATGTTTAATTCTCTTTTAAGTCTTGCAACTTCAGCTTTATTTTCTGGAAGCATTGCCATTGGACCTAACTCCGTTAATCGCTTATTAAGCCCATCTTGTGTGGTTTTTAATTCGGCTAATCGCTGTCTATCTGCGTATTGACCCCCCATAATTCCACGATTCTTTGCGGCAAGCATAGCGGCATCAGCCATACGCCCCCCTGTTAACGCCTGCGCCTGTTGATACTTAGCAGTGTCGGCTAGTTGTATGCCTGTAAGTCTTAATCTCTCAGCGTCGTTGCTATACGTTTTGTACTGCCCAAACGCGTCGCGTGCATCTTTCTTGTTACCGTCTTGACGTGCTTGGTTATAGCGTGCGTAGGCATCTTGCGCATCCATAACTTTTTCTTGTGCGGCGTCTAATGTGGCGTTGGCTTTTATCTTAGCTTCGGCAAAGGCAGGTAGTCCACGCTGTGCGTTTTGCAACAGGTTGCCCGGACCGAAGAAATACCCTGCCGCTTGTAGATAAGCTAGTTGGTCGCCACTCTTTTCTGTCTTAGCCAAGCGTGCTTCACGTTTAGTAAGGTTTTCCCGTTGAAGTTTGGTAAATTCGTCGTCTGGTAACGTACCTGCGCTTGCTTCAGCGGCTTTGCGTGCCGTCATAAAATCGTCTAGAGTTTTGTACTGTGTGTCTACCTTATAACGGTCTGCGTCCGTGACGGCTTGTGCAATACCCACGGGGTCTTCTTTAGTTTTTTTACCTGTGGCGGGTTTTTTAGCGGGAGCAGTTTCTTTTTTATCTTTAGGCGCTTCTGGGGCAACTTGTGAAGTAATTTCTGGCGCAGGTGCAACAGGGGCATTTACGTTGGAAAACATCGCGGGGTTATACGATTGCGAGTCAACACCACGGTCACGTACCGCATCTCTTTGTGCAAATGCTGTATAGGCAGGGTTGACTTTACCCGATGATAAATACTGAGGCGGTGCTTCTTCTTGTTTTATTGTAGATGTTGGAGTAGGTACATTCATAGCATAAAACCCGCCGGGTTTTCCCCCAGAGGGTAAGCTATAAAGTTGTTCTCTAAGTTGTTCTCTTGCAATCCTTTCTCTTTCTCTTTCTCTTAATCTTTCTTCCATAGCACCACCAACTTGGAAGCGTGGAACTTCGCCACCTTCATCAAACGCGATGATGCCACCCGACGCCATGTTAGCGGTGGGTGCTTGTACAGGAGACTGCACAGGTACGGCACCCAGACCAGATGCCATGTATGGGTTATTGACTTGGGCAGGGCTTAACTGCTGGGCTTGCGCCATCATCTGTTGCGCCACAGGTGGCTGTGCAGGGTTCTGCATCGCTTGACCTTGTCGCATCTGTTCAGACTTAACCTTCTCTTGCAAAGCGGCAAGCGCGGCGTACGGCTTGATGGCAGGGTTCATACCCAGCACCGCCTTCTGCAACTCGGCAATACCTAAATGGGCTAGTGATTGACTAATCATGCCATTCCTCCCATGACGCGGTTTAACGCACCTGCTGGCAAGCCAGCGTAATCTTCTTGTTCAACTTCGCCACCCTCGGCAAACGCACCCACACCTTTACCTAGCAAGCCAAGGCCAACAGCCTGTGACGCCATAGAGGGTTGCGCTTGGTACATCGTAGACGCACCTTGAGATAAGGGTAAACCCCGAAGCATGTCAGACATGAAGCCCAACTGCTTGTACGGGTAGTTGACTTGGTTTTGGAAGTCTTGGTACTGCTGACCCAAGATGTTTTGGTTTAGGGCTTGTTGTTGACCACCGTACTGGTTTTGCAGTTGGTTAATACCCATCTCCTGCCCGTACTGAGTCTGACCTAACTGACCCAAAGCACTCGCACCTTGCAAGCCGACACCTAACCCTTGTAAGGCTTGTTGCTGTGATTGGTTGTATTGGTTCTGTGCGTTGTTAAACGCAGTGTTGTAGCCCTGACCAATGATGCTGTTTAAACCCATGTTACGGTTGCGCTCGTTTTCAGCCGCCATAATCGCTTCGCGTGAGCCACCAAATGCACCTGCCTGAGTAGCCGCGCTTTGTTGTTTGGTAGCGCCAATGTCGTACTGGCGGTTTGCTTCTGCTAACTGTGGTGCCAAAGACATCTGCAAGTATGGGTTCATGTACCCGCCAACATTTTGTTGGAAGTTCTGTGGGTTTGACGCGCCCATCGCCATGCCCAGACCGCCTAGCCCCGCGCCATACGCCAACCCGCTACCTTGAGATAACTGTTGTGCAGGGTTCATGTTCTGCGCATTTTGCATAGCCTGTTGTTGCATTGGGGAAAACCCTGCAATGCGTTCACGGTCATACGTTTGGTATGGGGTCTTAGATAACGCTTCTGTCTGACCCAGCATCTTCTCGACATACGGCTTGGCGTATTCGGGAATAGTCGTAGTTGTCTGCGTCGTGTTAGTAGGTTGCGTAGGTTGTGTTGGACTGCACATAGCGGTTCCTTAAAATTCGTAAATCATTTGCGTAGCAGCCTCTTTGAAACCCATTCGGCCCCAAAGTTTTGCAACGCGCAAGTCGGTCATTGCCGACACTATCAAACGTTTTACGCCACGAGATTTTAGCTCTTGGAGTACAAACTGAACAAGCTTTTTGCCGACCCCGTTGCGGTGTTCTTTTAGTACAAAAAGCGTGTCCTCCTGCGAAATCAAATCCCCGTTGTGCATGTCGTTGGTGATATACACATTGGCATACCCACAAGCAACCCCCTCACAACGCAAAACAAATGTCAGCAACCAACCACCATCACCTGCCTTGACGTATTCATCAAGTCGTGGGTTATAGGGTGAGTAAGTAATCCCCTGCCCAGCCAGCCTGTCGACCATTTCCCCGTAGTGTTGCCTGTACAGCGATTCGAGTTCACTGTATGTGTCAGAGAAGCGTTCTACGGTGAAAGCGTACGTCATGCTGGCATGTATTTACGGGGATTGATTTGCTTTCCCTGTTTCTTTGTGCCCGTACGTGCGGCACGAATCTTGTCCATCATGGCGTACAACTGCTTGGCACCCGCGTCAGTAGAGCCATTACCCAGATGTGACACCACATCTGCTGGAACTACGAACTCACCATCTGCCAATCGTGCAGGTTGTTTTTTACCAATGACTGCTGGAATGTTGTCAGACATGCCGTCACCCGGCCCCTTGAGCATACGCCCACCATCTGAGTAGCCACCCAACGAACCGCCCATAGCCAACGCGGGAACGGCGGTACCCTGCTGTATTTCGCTATATTGTTGAGATTGTGGGTCGTAGGTGTATTGGCGTGGGTCAGATTGTTTCTGCCTTGCCGCCCCCATCGCCTGCCGTAACAGTGCAAAAATACCACCTTCCGACGCGTTCTGTGGGTCAATACTCATACCACCCAAGCCAAAACGTTGGACTTCGCCACCACCCGCCATGCGGGTACCTTGCATACTAGGTTCGCCAGACATAGCACCCACTGCGCCGCCACCAGAGGGAGCCACCATGTTAGCCAACATGTTTGTAGACTGAGGAGCCTGATAAGGTGTAGCAAAAGATGACGTTGCCGTATTAGCCATTGGGTACATAGTGTTTGCACCCATAGCCGCGTTGTTAGACATTTCTTCTACGGGACCACCAGCCGCTTTGTACTCAGGACCCGGTGCTTTGTATGGGGTCAGAGCCGTGTACTTGTCATCAGTGAAGTATCTACGTTCTTTAGAACTCAACGGTGCATAACCGCTAGTAGGTGCATCTTGGAACGCGTCAACATTTTTATTGCGCTCATATGTGTATGGGCGAATCATGCCGGGGTCGGCAGGGTCTGGAGCCTTGGGTTCTTCCTTAGAACCAGAATATATGCTTGCGGCAGTTCCGGCAGTAGTGTATGGGTTAGCTTTAACATAACTTTCAAACGACTGAGCGGCGGGGGTATAGGCAGGTGTTGTTGCCGTGGTTGCAAGGTTAGTGGCTCTTGGTAGTCCTACTTGGCTTGAGCCATATGGAGTAAGGTCGCTACCAATTGGGGCAGTTGTTGGCCCTTGCGTTATGGGGCTAGATGATAAAGAGTTAAGGTTCATTGGCGCAGGTTGCGGCGTAATAACCGACTGCGTTACGTCTGGAACAGTGTTAGTTATTCCGGGGATAGAAGAATTTGTTATGGGTGGTGGAGTATTTACAGGTACCGCGGTAGTGGCTGTAGGCACAGGTGTTGCACCAGCAGTTGCCGTAGCCGCAGGATTCATAGCGCCATACATACTAGCGCCGCCATATGCGCCAAGGCCAGCCATCAAGCCTTTCTTCAAATCACCACCACTAGCGGCTGTATACCCTAAACCAACTATACCCCCTGCCATT